ATGAACGAAAAACTTACCGAAATCATGCGCCTTATCACAAACCTGATTCGCACTGGCACCGTGTCCGAAGTGGATCCGGTGAACTGGCTGTGCCGAGTGAATACGGGCGACCTTGAAACCAACTGGATTAACTGGCTCACACTGCGCGCTGGTAGCACCCGCACATGGTGGAAGCCCACCGTGGGGGAACAGGTTGTGCTGCTGAGCCTTGGCGGCAACCTCGAAACTGCCTTTGCGCTGCCTGCCATCTATTCCGAAGCCTTCCCGCCGCCCGACTATTCAGAAGACGGCACCACTACCGTATTTAAGGATGGCGGCTGGTTTCAGTACGAGCCGGAAACCGGCCAGCTGCTGATAAAAAACATCAAAAGCGTGCGCATTGAAGCGGCGGACGGCATTCAGCTGATCACCGATGCGCTGGGGATAGAGGCCAGCCAGACAAGGATTAACGGTGACACCACGATGAACGGCGATGTGACACACGGCGGCGGTTCAATGAGTTCTAACGGCGTAATTGCTGATAAGCACTTACACGACAAAGTTAAGAGTGGCGGCGATATGTCAGGAGGCCCGCAATGATGTATCTCGGCATGAACCGCGACACCGGCGAAGCCATTACCGACATCGATCACATCCGGCAGAGCATGCGCGACATCCTGATCACCCCGGAAGGCAGCCGCATCGCCCGGCGTGATTACGGCTCGCTGCTTTCGGTGCTGATTGACCAGCCACAGAACGACGTGATCCGCCTGCAGGTAATGGCGGCAGTGTATGTCGCCATCAGCCGCTGGGAACCTCGCGTGAGGCTGAGCACAGTAAACCTTACCAGCGACTTTGACGGTTCTATGGTGGTTGAGCTGACCGGCCAGCGTGATGACGGTTCGCCGGTTGCCATGTCTGTACCAACGGGGGTGAACAGTGGCAGTAATTGACCTTTCCCAGTTACCCGCACCGCAGATTATTGAGGTGCCGGACTTTGAATCGCTGCTGGCTGAGCGCAAAGAGGCGCTGATTGCACTTTATCCGGCGGATGAACAGGCCGCCATGCGGCGCGTGCTGGCGCTGGAGTCTGAGCCGATTGTGAAAAGCCTGCAGGAAAACACCTATCGGGAAATCCTGCTGCGCCAGCGCATTAACGAGGCGGCGCAGGCGGTGATGGTGGCTTACGCAATCGGCAGCGATCTGGACCAGCAGGCCGCCCGCAATAACGTGAAGCGGCTGACCATTACGCCTGCAAATCCCGACGCGGTGCCGCCGGTGGATGCAGTGATGGAATCAGACGACGCCCTGCGTGTGCGCGTGCCGGAGGCGTTTGAGGGGCTGAGCGTGGCCGGACCGACGGGCGCGTATGAGTTCCACGCGAAAAGCGCTGATGGCCGGGTGCAGGACGTGTCCGCCATCAGCCCGTCACCGGCGACAGTACTGATCACTGTCCTGAGTCGCGAAGGCGACGGCACGGCGGCAGCGGATTTGCTGACTACAGTGGACACAGCACTGAGCGCCGACAGCGTGCGCCCGGTGGCCGACCGTGTGACGGTTCAGGGGGCGACTATTCGCAGCTACAGCGTGAAGGCCAGGCTGCACCTGTACGACGGCGTGGCCGCCGGTCCCTGTCTTGAGGCGGCAAACGCTAATCTGGCGGCTTACCTTACTGAACAGAAAAAGCTGGGGCGCAGCGTGCGGCGTGAGTCCTACGGGGCGGTGATGCGTGTGGCCGGTGTGGACTGGGTGGAAATCACCGAACCGGCGGAGGACATCATCATGGACCGCACGCAGGCGGGGTACTGCACCGGTACGGACATTTCCGTGGCGGGCGATCAGGGGGTGACATGAGCAACAGCAGCCTGATGCCGCCCGGTTCGTCTGCGCTGGAGCGCCGCCTGGCGCAGGCGTGCAGCGGGATTTCCGGGCTGAACGTGCCGCTGAGGGATTTATGGAACCCGGCCACCTGCCCGGTGAGCTTTCTGCCTTATCTGGCCTGGGCGTTTTCGGTGGACCGCTGGGACGAAAGCTGGGCGGAAAGCGTCAAGCGGCAGGTGGTAAGCGATGCGTTTTATATTCATCAGCACAAAGGCACCATCAGCGCCATCCGCCGCGTGGTGGAGCCGTTCGGCTTCCTGATCCGGGTTATTGAGTGGTGGAAAACCAATGAGCCGCCCGGCACGTTCCGGCTGGACATTGGCGTGCAGGACCAGGGCATTACTGAAGAAACCTATCAGGAGCTTGAGCGGCTGATCAGCGATGCGAAGCCGTGCAGCCGTCACCTGCTGGGAATGTCGATAAATCTGCAGGTCAGCGGTGAAACGCTTATAGCGGCAGCCAGCTATGACGGTGATGACCTGACCGTTTATCCGTACACCCCGGAAATTATCTCCGTCAGCGGCGCGGCTTATGGCGGCGCGGCGGTACACGTTATTGACCTGATGGAAGTGGGACCATGACACAAAAATACTTTGCGATTGTAACCAACCTGGGCGCGGCGAAGATTGCCAACGCCGCCGCGCTCGGCACAAAACTGAATATCACACAGATGGCTGTGGGCGACGGCGGCGGCACACTGCCGACGCCGAACGCCAGCCAGACAAAGCTGGTTAACGAGATGCGCCGCGCCGCTATCAATTCGCTGAGCATTGATGTGGCCAATGCCAGCCAGGTGATTGCTGAGCAGGTGATCCCTGAAACGGAGGGCGGATTCTGGATCCGGGAAATGGGTCTGTTTGATGCGGACGGCACGCTGATTGCGGTGTGTAACACGCCGGAAACCTACAAGCCCGCGCTGCAGGAGGGAAGCGGACGCACACAGACCGTGCGCATGATTCTGATCATCAACAGCACCGACGCCATCACCCTGAAGATTGACCCGTCCGTGGTGCTGGCAACGCGGAAGTATGTGGATGAAAGTATCCTGACGGTTCGCCAGTACGCGGATATGTTACTGGCGGATCATCTTGCGGCTGAAAACCCGCATGACCAGTACCTGCAGACAGCGAATGCGCTGTCAGAAATCAAAGACGCCGGGCTGATTGCTGAGCTTCTCAAAAACCTCGGTTTAACTGAAAAGTTTTCAGGTCGTATTATTGGCCGCCAGATTTTTACCACGCCTGGAACAATCAACTACAAGCCTACGCCCGGCACGAAACGCATCAGGATTATCCTGACAGGTGGCGGCGGCAGAGGCTACGGCTATCTCGGTTGGGGCAGCGGCTTAACAAGCCGTGGCGCAGGCGGCGGCGCGGGCGGCACGGTTATAGCCTGGCTGAATGTGGACGAAACCAAAACTTACCCCGGCGTGGTAGGTCGGGGCAGCGATGAAACCCTGTCCGCAACGAGCAGCACATTCAACGGCCTGCTGACAGCGGGCAACGGCGTTAATACTTCATCGGGTGATGCGGGCGGCGCGGGCGGAACAGCTGTAGGCGGTGATTTGAATATTCAGGGCGGTGACGGCAGCGATGCGCCCGGCATTATCTCGACGACCACAAACCCTTACCGGGGCGGTTCTGGTGATGGCGGTGTAAGTTACTGGGGTGGAGGCAAGCGAAGCGGGGACGGTAATTTATCCGGTAAAGGAAAAACCTTTGGGGCTGGAGGTGGCGGTAATACCCGAACCGATCCCTTTATTGGCAACTACGGTTCGGACGGCGTTATTTATATTGAGGAATTCAGCTGATGAAAACTTATGCCCGCATTGAAAATCAGCTCGTCGCGGAAATCGTCTCACTCAACGTGAAGCCTGAAAAACTATATCACCCGTCGCTGATCTGGGTGGATATCACCGCGCTGCCTGAACAGCCCGATGTAAATTATCGCTACAGTGACGGCGTGTTTACTGCCCCGGTAGCAGATGCTGAGAGTGCGGTACTGATTGCCAGCAGCAGGCTGGCGGCTGAAATGGATGAGGCAAACAGGGCTATTGCGCCACTACAGGATGCCGTTGATATCAACATTGCTACAGATGAGGAGATCACCCGCCTGGCAAAGTGGAAGCGATACCGGGTGGAGCTAAGCCGGATAGATACCAGTAATGCACCGGATATCGAATGGCCGAAAAAGCCGGACTAATTTACCAGGCCCGTTTCGGGCCTGTTTCATTCTCATCATCTCTGCTCATATATAGCCATGTAAGAGTCAGTCTGGTAAAAGATTGTTAATCTCATCTGCAAATGAAGTAAATGTGCATCCAACAAGATATTTATGCTTCTTGCTTAAATGCTCTTTGAATATGCCAATAGGCCTAATTGATAGAGTGTCTGTTTCAAGATTAATCATTATTTGGGCGACTACACAGCCACTCATTCCTGCAAGCGATGGTACGCTTTCGAATTCGCTTCCTGGTTCAAAAGTCATTTTCGTCCCTTTCTTTCCTGGGCGGGAATCATATGTGAATAAAATATCCTCATTTTCAGTATTATATTTGAACTCATGAAAGACTAGATTGAAACGCTGAAATCCCTTCCATTCCCGATCAGGGTGGTAAGTGTTTTTTGATGATGGATACCCCAAAATCATAAAGCTTCTCAATGGGGTTAATTCTGGGCGAGGAATCAGATTGAGGTAGGCGAGACTTTTCTTACTCTCACGCATTTTTTTTGGAATTTCAATGAATGCGTAATCTTTGCCAGCATGATGAAGTGCTTCTACATGCCCAAGTTTATATTTTTCGCCATCAACAATTATGGCTCTGAACTCTTCTTTTTCGATCTGTGTAATAACATGCGATGCAGTAACGATGCAAAAGCCCAAGTCTGGCGTCAATGCAATGAAGCCGGTACCTACAAGTATGAACTCTTTTTGGCTGTGTTTTTTCAGAGTGTAAAATGCAACCAGTGCTCGATCATTTTTAAGCGCTAAAGCTGATGTTAATCTCAATTCAATCGCGTTTGGGATTTCATCAATCAGACTTTTGAAAGGGTAGTTAACTTCGGTGATATGCATAAAGCCTCCTGCTTGAAGATGATCCATTAAGTGCTGTGATAACTATCAACTGTGTGAATAACCATACAACAGCTTGAACATGCGAAAAAGTATGTTGCCGGTGAACATAGCGGAACCCCTTCACAGGAGAACCGCCACATGGCACAGGATTATCATCACGGCGTGCGCGTTGAGGAAATCAACGAGGGCACGCGAACCATCACCACCGTCAGCACCGCGATTGTCGGGCTGGTCTGCACCGGCGACGACGCCGACGCGGCCACCTTCCCGCTTAACCGCCCGGTGCTGTTAACCGACGTACTCACCGCCAGCGGTAAGGCCGGGGAATCCGGTACGCTGGCCCGCTCACTGGACGCCATCGCCGATCAGTCCAAACCCGTCACCGTCGTCGTGCGCGTGCCGCAGGGCGAAACCGAAGCGGAAACCACCGCCAACATCATCGGCGGCGTGACCGACGGCCAGCGCACCGGCATGAAGGCTTTGCTGGCCGCGCAGTCTGTCTGCGGCGTAAAGCCCCGCATTCTGGGCGTGCCGGGCCATGACACCAAAGCTGTCTCAACGGAGCTTCTGAGCGTAGCGCAGAGCCTGCGCGGCTTCGCCTACCTGTCAGCCTACGGCTGCAAGAGTGTTGAAGAGGCGATTGCCTACCGCAGCAATTTCAGCCAGCGCGAAGGGATGCTGATCTGGCCTGACTTCATCAACTTTGACACCGTGATGAAGGCGGACGCGACGGCCTACGCCACCGCCCGCGCGCTGGGCCTGCGCGCCAAAATCGACGAGCAGACCGGCTGGCATAAGTCTCTGTCAAACGTCGGCGTGAACGGCGTCACCGGCATTTCAAAAGACGTCTTCTGGGACCTGCAGGATCCGGCCACTGATGCGGGCCTGCTGAACCAGAACGACGTCACCACGCTGATCCGCAAAGACGGCTTCCGCTTCTGGGGTTCCCGCTGCCTCAGCGATGACGCGCTGTTTCAGTTTGAGTGTTACACCCGCACCGCGCAGGTGCTGATGGACACGATGGCTGAAGGGCAGATGTGGTCCGTTGACGGTGCGCTGAACCCGTCGCTGGCCCGCGACATCATCGAGAGCATTCGAGCGAAGCTGCGCAGCCTGGTGACTCAGGGCTATCTGATTGGCGCGGACTGCTGGCTGGACGAGAGCGTGAACGACAAGGACACGCTTAAAGCGGGCAAGCTGCTGATCGATTACGACTATACGCCGGTGCCGCCACTGGAAAACCTGCTGCTGCGCCAGCGCATCACTGACCGTTACCTGCTCGATTTCAGCAGCCGCGTCAGCGCATAAGGAGACGGAAAGATGGCATTACCCCGCAAACTCAAGCATCTGAACCTGTTCAATGCAGGCAACAACTGGCAGGGGCTGGTTGAGTCCGTGACGCTGCCGAAATTCACCCGCAAGTTTGAGAAGTATCGCGGCGGCGGAATGGCCGGTGCGGTGGATATCGACATGGGCCTGGACGACGGCGCGCTGGATACGGAATTCACCATTGGCGGCACTGAAGCACTGCTTATTAAGCAGATGGGCACTACCACCGTGGACGGCATTCAGCTGCGCTTTACCGGCTCCATTCAGCGCGACGACACCGGCGAAGTGCATGCGGTCGAGCTGGTCACGCGCGGACGCTACAAGGAGCTTGATTCCGGCGAATGGAAAACCGGTGAATCCAGCACCACCAAAGTGTCCGGCACCAACAGTTACGCAAAGCTGACCATCAATGGTGAAGTGCTCTATGAGTGCGATCTGGTGAACATGATCGAAATCGTGGGCGGCACCGACCTGATGGAAGCGCACCGCAACGCGCTGGGCCTGTAATCACTCCGGCAGGCGCTGAGCCTGCCGCTTATCTCTCTTTTTAACGGAATCAAATCATGACTGATAAAACCGCTTCAAATGAAAAAGTCGTTGAGCTGGACACCCCGATCCTGCGCGGTAAAACAGAAATCACCTCCGTCACCGTGCGCAAGCCGCAGTCCGGCGCGCTGCGCGGCACCCGCCTGCAGGCGCTGCTGGACATGGACGTGAACGCACTGATCACCGTGCTGCCGCGTATCACCACCCCGGCGCTGACCACAGCAGAAATTAACGAAATGGACCCCGCCGATCTGGTCAGCCTGTCGGTGGAGGTGGTCACTTTTTTGCTGAAGAAGTCGGTCCTGTCGGATTTAGCGACGGCCTGACGGTAGACGATCTGGTGGCGGACATCGCCACCGTCTTTCACTGGCCGCCCCCCGTTACAGAGTCCATGACGCTGACCGAGGTGCTGGAGTGGCGGCACAAAGCAATCCTGCGACACAGGGCCAGCGATGAGTGATAAAAATCTGCGTTTACAGGTCGTTCTGGGCGCGGTCGATAAGCTGACGCGCCCCTTCCGCAGTGCCCGCGACAGCACGCGTGAGCTGGCTGGCACACTGCGCGACACCCGCAACACCCTTAAGGCGCTGGACGCGCAGGCCGGGCGCATTGACGGCTTCCGCAAGACCCGCTCACAGCTTGCCATTACTGCCAATAACCTCAAAGCCGCCCGCGAAGAAGCGGCGCGGCTGGCCGTGCAGTTCACAGAAACAAACAAGCCTACCGCCGCGCAGGCCCGCGTGCTGGAGCAGGCAAAAAACCGCGCCAGCCAGCTGCAGCAGACTTACAACGGGCTGCGCCTGTCGGTGCAGCGTCAGCGTGAGGCGCTGGGCGCTGCCGGTATCGACACGAAGAAACTAAGCCAGGCACAGTGCGAGCTTAAAAGTCAGTCGGACGAGGCGCGCGCCGCCATTGATCGGCAGCAGCTGTCACTTAAAAAGCTGGGAGAACGACAGGCAAAGCTGAGTGCGGTACGTGAGCGCTATTCCCGATCGCTGGAGGTGCGCGATCGCGTGGCCGGTGCCGGTGCGGCAACGTCCGCCGCCGGGCTGGCAATGGGCGCGCCGGTGCTGGCCTCCGTGCAATCTTCAGCAGCAATGGAAGACGCAATGAAAGGCGTGGCAAAGCAGGTTAATGGGCTTCGCGACGACAGCGGCAACCGTACGAAGCAGTTCTATGACATGCAGGCCGCCATCAAGGCCGCCAGTGAGCAGCTGCCGATGGAAAACGGCGCGATAGATTACGCCGCGCTGGTTGAGGGCGGCGCGCGCATGGGCGTGACTAACCAGAACGATTCTTATGAGGACCAGAAGCGCGACCTGATGGCCTTTGCCACCACGGCGGCGAAGGCATCTACCGCGTTTGAGCTGCCCGCCGGTGAGTTGGCTGAAGGGCTGGGCAAGATTGCGCAGCTGTACAAAATCCCCACTCGCAACATTGAGCAGCTGGGCGACGCGCTGAACTACCTGGACGATAACGCCATGTCCAAAGGGGCAGACATCATTGATGTGCTGCAGCGTATGGGTGGAGTGGCCGACAGGATGAACTTCCGTCAGGTAGCGGCGCTGGGTTCAACATTCCTGACGCTGGGCGCCACCTCAGAGATCGCGGCCAGTTCTGCTAATGCCATGGTGCGAGAGCTGTCTATAGCCACCATGCAGAGTAACCGGTTTATGGACGGCATGGACCTGCTGAAACTGGACCCGGCAAAGATTGAAAAGCAGATGACCACGGATGCGATGGGCACCATCATGCGCGTGCTGGAAAAGGTTAAAAAGCTGCCGGACAGCAAGAGAGTGCCCGCGCTGACGATGCTCTTTGGCAAGGAGTTCGGCCCTGCAGCGGCAAAACTTGTCAATAACATGCCGGAGCTGCGCCGTCAGCTGGCACTGACTCAGGGGGATGCTGCAAAGGGTTCGATGCAGAAGGAAACTGACATCAATAAAGACTCACTTTCTGCACAGTGGATGCTGACTAAAACCGGAGTATCCAACACCATGAGCGGCCTGGGCGATTCGCTGCGCACGCCGCTGATGGACATCATGAACATGGTGAAGAAAGTCACCGGTGCAACCCGCCACTGGGTGGAAAATAACAAGGAGCTGGCGGGCGCGCTGGTAAAAGCAGCGGCAGTCATATCCGTGATTGTGCTGGCGCTGGGTACGTTCATGATCGGCCTGGCGGCGGTGCTTGGGCCGCTGGCGCTGCTGCGGCTCAGCTTCAACGTATTAGGTATAAAAGCATTCGGCTCCTTCGGACTGATTAAAAGCGCCATCGGCATTGTGGGGAACAGCGTGCTGTGGCTGGGACGGCTGATGATGGCAAACCCGATTCTGGCCGTTATCGGACTGATTGCCGCCGGGGCGCTGCTTATCTGGCAGAACTGGGACACGCTTGGGCCGAAACTTGCTGCACTGTGGGACGGCATCAGCACAAAGGTCAGCAGCGTCTGGACCGCGATCCGCACCTACATCAGCACAAAGTGGGGCGAGATTGTAGCCGATGCGAAGGCACTGCCCGCGCGGTTTCAGGAGGCCGGTTCACAGATGATTGACGGCCTGATGGCGGGCATCAGTCAGAAGTGGGACGCGATTAAAAACAAGCTGTCGTCACTGACCGACTACCTGCCGGACTTTCTGAAGCCGGGCGGCGATAAGTCCGGCGGGCCGCAGCTGCCACGACCGGCAACAGTTAAAACGGGCGGCGGTGTATCTCTGCCGCCGGGCGGGTTCCCCGGATTTGCGGGCATGTACGACAGCGGCGGCTTCATCCCGTCCGGGCAGTTCGGCGTGGCCGGTGAGAACGGCCCGGAGCTGGTCAGCGGTCCGGCAAACGTGACCAGCCGCCGGAGCACCGCACGGCTGGCAGCACTCGCGGCACTGACGCTGGGCGGTGCCGGAGCAACGGCAGAGGCGAAGCCGCTACACCCGCTGAGCCTGCCCGCACAGGCTTACCGGCAGGAAGCACCGCGTCAGTCCTCTGCAGGTGGCAGTGTGGCACCGGTCAGCATTCACGCTTCATTCTCCGTCGTGCAGCAGCCGGGCCAGAGCCCGCAGGATCTTGTAGATGAAGTGATGCGCAGGCTTGAGGCAAAAGAGCGGCAGGCGCAGGCCCGCGCCCGCAGCAGTTACCGGGACAGGGGAGGATTTGAGGAATGATGATGACGCTGGGCTTATTTGTTTTCATGCTGAGGACGGTGCCCTATCAGGAACTGCAGTATCAGCGCAGCTGGCGTTTCCCGTCAAACAGCCGCGTAGGCGTGAGGCCGTCGCTGCAGTTCTTAGGCCCGGACAACGACACGCTGACACTTTCCGGCGTGCTGCTGCCGGAGATTACCGGCGGCAGGCTGTCGCTGTTTGCGCTGGAGCAGATTGCAGAGCTGGGCCGCGCGTGGCCGCTTATTGAGGGCAGCGGGACGATTTATGGCATGTTCGTGATTGAAAGCCTGAGTCAGACCAAAGCGGAGTTCTTCAGCAGCGGCGTGTGCCGCCGCATTGAATTCACGCTGACGCTGAAGCGCACCGATGAATCACTGGGGGAAATGTTCGGCAGCCTCAGCGATCAGCTGTCTGCCATGCAGGGCGCAGCAGTTACCGCAGCCGGTAAGGTCAGCGCCGCAGCGGGAGGGTTATTCTCATGATGACAACCCCGTGGATTAACGGCCAGCAGAATTCCCCCGCCTTCCGGCTGACGATGGATGGGGCAGACATCACGCAGAAGCTGGAAAAGCGTCTGCTGAGCCTGACGCTCACCGACAACCGTGGCTTTGAGGCGGACCAGCTGGACATCGAGCTGGACGACGCGGACGGCCAGCTGCAGCTGCCGCGCCGAGGCGTCGTGCTGTCGCTGGCGCTGGGCTGGCAGGGAGAGGCACTGTTTCCGAAAGGCAGCTATACGGTTGACGAGATCGAGCACAGCGGCACACCTGACCGCCTGACGCTGCGGGCGCGCAGCGCGGACTTCCGGCAGACACTGAACACGAAGCGGGAGAAGTCCTGGCACAAAACCACTGCGGGCGAAATTGTCCGGGATATCGCCGGGCGGCACAAACTAAAGGCTGCGATGGGTGAGGACATGGCAGCAACAGAAATAGATCATCTTGATCAGACCAATGAATCAGACGCCAGTTTTCTGATGCGCCTGGCTAAACAGTGCGGCGCGGTGGCCTGCGTCAAGGGCGGTAATCTGCTGTTTATCCGTCAGGGGCAAGGAAAAACAGCAAGCGGCAAAGCGCTGCCTGTTATCACCCTTCAGCGCAGGGACGGGGACGGTCACCGCTTCACCCTGGCGGACCGGGACGCATACACCGGCGTGATTGCCAGCTGGCTGCATACCCGCGAACCGGCAAAGAAGCCGGTGGCTAAGGTGAAGCGCAGGCGACGTAAAACCACGGCGAAGAAAAAGAAGGAACCGGAGGCGAAGCAAGGGGATTACTTTATCGGCACGGACGAGAACGTGCTGGTACTGAGCCGCACTTACGCGAACCGGGGCAACGCCGAACGGGCGGCCAAAATGCAGTGGGAACGCCTGCAGCGTGGTGTTGCAACCTTCTCAATCCAGCTGGCGAAGGGACGCGCAGAGCTTTACACGGAAATGCCGGTGAAGGTAAACGGGTTCAAGCAGCAGATTGATGCGGGGGAATGGATCATCACAACGCTAACGCATAGCCTGACGGCTGACCGCGGATATACGACCAGTATCGAACTTGAAGTTAAAATTGAGGACTCAACCCTGCAATAG